GGGTGGGGTGGGGTGGTCAGGCTACGTGATAGGTTCCCAACCTTGGTACGTACAGTGAATAAATGAATTTGTCGGATAGAGTGTAAGACAGGTTAACAATCAAGTTAACCTGAAAACGGCCGAAAGGCCATGGAGACTCCAATGAAGATCGATGTTGAGAAGGCGCTGGCGGCGATGGAGAAGAACCGTGAGTACCACCGGAAGTACTACGATACCCACAAGGAGGAGGTGAAGGAGTACCACCGGAAGTACAACAAGGCCCGCCGCGAGTTGGTGAAGCAGATCCTCAAGGCTAAGTAAGGCCGAAACGGAGGAGCGTGGTCCAACCCCACCTCCTCCGTCCACCGGTTAGGCCGGTGCTGACGAGGCCAAGAGAGTAGGCCGTTCGGGGCCGAGTAACAACCCGAATAGGTGTAAGGCAGAGTCTGCTCATATATATCCACCGAGCCTCCTCAACGGACGCCTCACCGTGGCAGTGTGGGTGGAGGCACTCAAGGTGGAGGCATGCATTGGTGTGAGCCCAAGGCGCCACGTTTGTTGGTGTACCTCCGAAGAGGCACCGAAGCTCAACCGAATCGAGGCAATGTCGTCAAATGAAATGATGAAATTAAGTCCGCACATCCTTGAGATATATGTGATTTGGTAAGTTGGTAATGTAGAAGGTATTCGATATTAGTATATTATAATATATTATTATATTATATTATTATTTATTATTATTATAATACTTCCGTTCCCTTTACCTAATCTATCTATTATATAGGGTAGAGCGTCATTGATTTCATCATTTCATTTGAAGCAACGTTCGTTGATCCGCGATTCGAATAAATGAATTTTTCGTATAGATTGAAAGAGAGAGCAGAGGAAGGGGGACAACCACAACAGGCGCAGAAGCGCCAGGAGGCCGAGATGAAGATCGATGTCGAGAAAGCGATGCAGGCGATGGAGCGGCAGCGGGAATACCGCAAGGAGTACTACGAGAAGAACAAGGACAAAGTCCGCAACTACCACAAAGAGTACAACAAGGCGCGCCGAGCCATCATCAAGCAGGCTCTCCGGGCCCACATCCTCCAGCAGAACGAGTTAACCGAAGGCGCGGTGGCGTAAGGGACCCAAGGAAAGCAATGACGTCACCGTCAACATCAACGACGTTCTCACAACGAATAGCGAAAGGGGCAACCACCGCTCCTTTCGCTACTCGTATTTGGGGGGGGAATCCATGTCCGAGCCAACCAGGAAGTCTGATTCTATTGAAAAGCTTCTCAGCTTCCTTTCTGGGGACTCTAGGGAGGAAGCAATCACCTCGGATCGTTGTGTTGCTCCGCCGATTGGTTGTGGCCAACCTTGCCCACCTAACAGTTTCCGAGACGACCTCTCTCGACGAGAGTTCCTCATTTCTGGCCTCTACCAGAAGTGTCAGGACTCCTTTTTCAAGGAGCCATCGAAATGATGCCAGCCATCAAGGTTCGCACCTTCGACTTCAAGACACACACTCCCATCGATCCACCCGAGGTCTTCCTCGACGACAAATGGGAAGCCGTTCCCCTAGATACGTTCAACGAGATCCTCAACATGGGTTACCTCATCCACTGGAATCCAATCGAGGAGGCACACAATGTCTGACACAAACGAGACCTTCCGACAACTTAAGGAGCTTGCCGGGCCTCGAGTTAAGGAACTCACAGATTTTATAGCCAACAAGGGTTGGGTCAGTAGTCCTCGAGAAATCGCGATCACAGGACTTGCCGTCTCCGTCGTCTACCAAGGTGTTATTGATGTTTCGAAGGCCATCGCTCTCGCTCGGATTGTTGAGAAGTTGAACGGGGGTACGAAGCCGAGCGACAACTAGAAGGGAGGTGAGAACATGGAGAAACCACCCCAATACATCATCGAGTCGAAGCTCATCATCGATGTTCAGGGACCCGAATCCGAGACCAAGCAGTTTGTGGACAACATCCTCCGCGCAATCCGTCTCTTCCGGATGCGCCACTTCGAGAACCCCGAAGTCAAGGTAAACTACCGCCTTACGGAGAAGTAGAGATGAAGATCGCAACGTACACCGTTAAAGTCGCCATTCGAGATGACGACTACGACAGTATGTGTGAGATCCAGAGCGACATCAGTTCTCGACTCCATTTCTTGGGCCACCCATCACATAAAATCACAATACACATGTCCAAGATCGATTACCCGGATCCTCTTCAGTACCCAGACGACGCCGAGGTGATGTCTAAGCTCCCGGCGAATTACGAAGAGCAGATGACAGAGGAACGGAATCGGTGGGAGATCCGAGCCAATGAAGAAATGGGGTAAGTTCCTGATCCTAACAACATTCTTGGTCCTCTGTACGTCGCACACGTTGATTAAGCCAAACGGTCGAGTCATAGTGTGTCACACCTGCTGTGACAGGATAACCTGTTGGACAGTCTGTAACTAAGGAGGTGAGAACATGGTTAAACCTTTGCGGGAGCTCGGCACTTTGGATGGGTTCTACGTCTTCCAAGCGATCCGAGCAAAGGCTCACGCACCCAAGCTACCTTGGTGGCAACGTGCGTTCAGCTACCTCGTGTTTGACATCCTCGGATTCTAGAAGGAGGCTCACCGTGCGAAGCGCCTGGACACTCGATGACATCATCCTTTTTGTGATGTTGGTTGGGGTCCTCTGGTTCCTTCTCGCAGGCTGCGCTAGCACTCCACCCAACTGGAACGACCCAACCAAGTGGGAGTTCTGGCTCATCGAGGGAGTGATCGACGGAGCTTGTATAGCAGTGGGGTGCTTTTGAATGGCGAGTGCAAGCAAGGCGCGTCAACCCGTTCAACGAGCTGACGCCAAGGTTGTTGTGCATTGGCACAAGTGCTGCTGTTGTGACAACCAGTACATATGTCAAGACCCAAAATGCCTCAAGGCTGATGACGAAGAGGGGCTGTGCCCCAGCTGCGAGGCCGAAACGGAGCAACGAAGTAGGGCTTAAGGAGGTTGAGATGGATATCCGTATGAAACTCGTATTCGAGCGCGAGACCAAGGGCAGCGTTCTGTTCAAGTCCACCAACTACCAAGAAGTGATCCAGAACATCTACATCAAGAAGTCGGCATTCCCCAGTGGGAAGTGGCCGCAGGAGATCGCGCTCCGGGTGGACTACAATGGATAGCGAGACGAAGGACCACCTCGAAGTAGGGTTTGATGAGGCCAACCCCCTAGACGCCAAGCGTTGGGTCAACAAGATGGGGGACCTCCTAGGTTGGCTCAGCCTCGCACGTCTCATTCGGACTACGTTGAAGGCTCGGGAGCGCCAAGCTGAGCTGAACAAACTGGGTCGGCAACTGCTTCGTCAGCAAGGCCCAAAGTAGGGCTCATGTGGCCTCCCCAAATGAATGGTTGATTTTCTTGCTACCAGGACCTATATTATTTCTTTAAGCTTCTGGTAGAAAGAATCACGGGGGAGGAGTCATAATGACGAGAACCCAACAGTTAGCCCTAAGTTTGAAGGGCCAGGTAGTCGAGGACTACGGCTACCGTGGTGTGGTGTGGGTACAAGACCAACAGGTTCATCTTCGATACCATATCACGTATGGTGTGCACGAAGTTCGCAAGGCTGGGAACAGCTGGCAATCAGTTCGACCCCTCATGACTTCTGACGAACTGAAGATGTTCCTCATCGAATCGGGGACCGAGAGGGCCGTCGAGCAATTCAACCCACTCGATCGTTTGTGTGCCTTGCTGGGTGGAGAGCTCGTACAGCGTTTCTCGTCTGGAGGTGGAGTTTTGGCGCTGGGAGAACACAGAATCCGTGTCTCCCCAATCACTGGGCTTAGCCTGGTGGAGAAATCTTTAACGAAGTGGAGGGAGGTGGCCAAGCTTCTTGGGATGAAGGAGCTGTACGAGACGTTGTCTTTGGACAATGACAGGGCCCTCAACCGTATCAAGGAGGTCATTCATCATGGAGCAGACAGTCTCAACAGAGTACAAGCCGACGCAGGAGGAAGTGCAGAAGGTTCTGGCCCGGATCAAGCAGCAGAGGGAGCGCCAGAAGAACTACCAAGCCAAGCTCGTTGAGAAGATGGAGGTCGACCCCGAGTTCAAGGACAAAGTCATCTCCCAACGCAAGGCGTACAACACCAGCGAGAAGGCGGTGGAACGTCGGAAGGAGTACTACGCCAAGAACAAGGAGAAGATGCTGGAGTACCGGAAGGTCTACCAGCAGAAGCAGCGGGCCGTCATGGCTCAGATCCGCGAGCAGGCCAAGGCCGCTGGCATGACCATCGATCAGTTCCTCGAGGCTCAGTTGGCTGGGCAGACCGCCTAGCTAAAAGGGAGAGGTCCCGGAAGGGGCCTTTCCTTTTGCTTTTGGGTGGTACCTTGCATTCAACTTTTCAATCTGGGAGAGTCCTATGGAAAACGAAGGTCAGGAATTTACTCCTCTTCTGTGCACTCGGTGCAAGCGCACCATTGATGAAGGTGACGAAGCCGTTCAGGTAATCAAGGGGAACTTCAACCCTGAACTGGGAGAGGTGGAGCCCGACGAATGGCTCGCAACGTTCCACGTTGAGTGCTTCGACACCGAGCGTCAGCTCAGCTAGGGGACCCTGTTGATAGGAGAGCGGACGGTGGTTGCTCGTCCGCTCTCCTATAAGGAGTTTTGATGGACATAATTGATCACCCAGCCCATTACACCAAAGGTGGCATCGAGACCATCGATTTTATCGAGGCCAAAAAACTGGGCTTCCACCTTGGCAACGTCGTGAAGTACGTTACACGTTGTGCTTTGAAGGGTGGTATAGAAGACCTGCTCAAGGCCCAATGGTACCTCAACCGATACATTAAGTTGAAGATGAAGGAGGAGCAAAATGCCGAGCAAGGGAACATTGGTCCTGCTCAGCGGGGGCATGGACTCTGTAACTGCGTTCCACTTCGCACTCCAGGAACACTCACCAGTGAAGCTTTGCCTCGGATTCCAGTACGGTCAGGTACATGCGAAGGAGCTGGTGGCTGCTCAGAGAGTAGCTTGGGGGAAGAACATCGAGTACCGACCGATTCGTCTCCACGGGTTGGGGGGACTCTCACCTTTGACGATGTCCCCTTCTGACATCCCAGCTCACGAACCGGAACACGAGATCGCGTTGACGTACGTCCCAGGGCGCAACATCATTATGTTGGCCTACGCTGGAGGTCTCTGCGACTCCTACGGATGGGACAAGATTGTGGGTGGCTGGAACGCGGTCGACTACGGTGGTTACCCAGACTGCCGTGGCCCCTTTCTCAACGCAATGGAGCACGCTCTGTGTCAAGGTCTTCGCTCCAAGCTCCTCATCATCGCTCCCCTCCTCTACAAAACCAAGGCTGAAATCGTTAAGATGGGCGAGGCCCTCAGAGTTCCCTGGGCCGAGACCTGGTCTTGCTATCGAGGTGGTGAGCGGCCATGTGGGCAGTGCAATTCCTGCTTGGTTCGAGCCAAAGGCTTCGCGGAGGCAGGGGTAATCGACCCCCTGGTGGGTTGATGGAATTCAAACACGAAGGAGACAGGATCCAAGTGGAAATGACGTTGATGGAGGCCGAGACTTTGTACGACGACCTTCGGAACGCTCACTTTGCTCAACTCGACCTTGGTCCTGTTTCCCGATACATTGCGGGTCAGATTCACCAAATTCTGAACCCGGAGGAGGTTGATAGTGATCCCACTGGACAACTCAGCAATTAGCCTCTATCACGCGTGCCATCGCAAGTACTACTGGCACTACCGGCGCCAACTCGTTCCAATTGGGACGCCAGATCCCCTTATCCGTGGGGACTTGCTCCACACTGGTATCGCTACTTGGTATCGAACTTGGGATCGGGCCTTGGCGTACAACACTGCGGTGGACAAGCTTCAGAAGTACCGCCTCCTGCCCGATGAGGAAGAGTTTCATAGACTCCTCTTCAAGTATGTTATGGACGGCTACGTTACCAAGTACCCATCCGAACCTGATTGGGACATCCTCTTTATCGAGGTACCTCTAGCACATCGGTTGAGTTTGTGTCAAAAATGGCACATCGGTGTCGCGGACGTCGTCGTTCGGATGCATGGTGGGATCTGGTTGGTTGAAACCAAACACTCAACCATGATTCCATCGGATTGGGAGAAAAAGTATGAACTCGACAACCAAACCTTGGGATACTGCTGGCATCTACGTCGCGCTGGCATTCCTGTTGTCGGGGTCATGCTCAACTTTATCCGCTATCCAGATGGTCGCAAGACGAAGTACCCTGAGTTCCTTCGCTCTACCTACGAGGTCAAGGACCACCTTCTCCTCGAGTGGGAAGAGGAGCAAGAGGTCGTCATGGAGGAGATCACCGGGAAATGGGAACAAGCCGTAGCTGCTTGGCCGAAGAATACCAAGGCCTGCTTCGATTGGAACCGTTCCTGTGAGTACCTTCAGGTGTGCAAGGGGTCGATCTCCCCAGCCGAGGTCGAGAAATCGTTCGTTCACCGAAGTGAAGAGAGGGAGGTGACGATTCTTAGTGAAGCTATTACCTTCAACACTCAGCTACATGATCATGATCTCCCTAAAGGAATCTCCACGGGAGACGGGAGCAGTCCTACTTCGTAAGCGAGATGAGCTTACGAACTTGGCTGCTGAGCATGTATTCACCTTGAGGAACGTTGCCGAGCGCCCTGAGATAGAGTTTATAGCTAGCGTGCAGGATCAGATGGCGCTCAACACCTTTCTGGAGAAGGGGTGGGAACTCTTTGGGCTCTTCCACTCTCACCCCAAAACGGACCCGACTCCATCGGAGACGGACGTCCTGTTCTACTACTATAGTGAAGTGCCCATGGTCATTGTTAGTGTAAAGAAAGGGGGTTTGGGTTGGACGGTGGAAGTACGTGCTTGGATGGTCGATGGGGAATCCATCAGAGAGGAGGTGATCGAGTATGAGAATTAGTACAGCATCTCAACAACTCCAGTTTGAGGTGGGGAGAACAATGCTCTTCTACGGCGTGACTGGCGTCGGGAAGACGGTGTTCGGGGCTCAAGCACCCGGCTGTGTGGACTTCGATATGGAAGGAGGATCGGTGTCCATCCAACCTGGGAGGAAGGATATTCCGGTTTCTTTCCCGGATATCCCAATCATCAACATCGAGTCCTGGTCGGACATCATGGAGGTTCAAGCGGCCTTCACCTCAATGAAGCCTGGTGAGAAGCTCATCAAGCTTCGAGGCCAAGAGATTCCTATTGAGACGGCCTTACTGGACACAATCGGAGAACTCGGGCGGATCATCATGTTTGACGTCCTTCGCGGAGCGAACCGCGAAGTTCCTCGCTTCGACGAGTGGAATCTTGCTATCGAGCGAGTGCGTCGAACATGTCGGTTCTTCCGAGACCTCAGGTTGAAGGGTCTCAATGTGATCTTCATCGCGCACGAAGATTACGAGAAGCAAGACCTCACCAGCACCATCATGGGCCTGCCCGACGTCCTAGGTCGACAGCTTCCTCAGGAAGTTGCTGGCTACATGGACATCGTATGCCACATGACCTTTCGCACGGACCCCAAAACGGGAGTGCAAGAACGTGTGCTTTGTACTCAACGTGACGGGATCTTCGTTGGAAGGGATCGCACGTGGGCTCTCGACAAATATGAGCCTGCGGATTTCCCGAAGTTCTGGGCCAAGGTACTCAAGTCCAAGGAGCAGTCCAACAACGAACAAGGAGCGAAGTAATGGACATCAATGTCAACCTGCAAGATATCCCAACTGCTGGTTACGTTCCCCCAGGGACCTACGTGTTTCGCGTGACCAAGTTGGAGCTCGCGGATTCGAAGAGCTCTCCTGGGGAGAAGAAGCTCAATCTGCGGGCAGCTGTGGTTGAGGGTCCGGGAGCTGGGGAGTCCGAGGTCTGGGACAACTTCAGCCTCATGCCCGATGCGCTCTGGCGCCTGCGCGATTTCGTGGCCGCGTGTGGTGTGTACCCAGGGCCGAACGGCTTCCGCACCGAGGAGATGATCGGGCGGATGTTCCGTGCCACAGCTGAGGACAACGAGTGGCCCAAAGGGTCCGGACAGAAGCGGACTCGTTTGGTTCAGTACGCTGCCCTCAACTAACTGAAACACAGTGCGGCGTGGCAGCGCCGGGTTTGGGTTGGTGGAGGAGAGACTGTTAGTAGCTGCCCGAAGATGCGTTGGTGGGAGCCGGGTGGGGAATCCGGCCACGGGCACAAGGCAAAGGCGGGAACGGGGCGACACTGACATACCTGCTTCGCGGGTTTGCTCAGGTTACAACACACTAACACGGTGCGTTCCTCCACCGAAAGGTGTCAACTGCCACCGTGGAAAATTGTCGAGGACCTAGCCCCTAGTACCGCCTGAGCCGAGGAGGAATGAATATGGGTTTATTGTTAACCACAAATGAGCGTGAACGATTTTGTTGCTGGCTGAAAAACGAAATTGAAAGCGGTCAGCTTATTCTACAGCAGATGGAAAAACTTAATGTGGGGCCACTCATACAGAAAGAGAAAACAGAGATCGGAGCAGCTATTATCATTCTGCGGAAACTTCAGTCGATAGAAGAAATGCAAGTCGGCTAGTCCTGCCTGAGCCGAGGAGTTCGCATGATTCTACATCATCCGATGTGTCAATTTACGCGATGCGAGATTTGTCTAGAGGATCATCGTGCCCTAGAAGCAGAACTGCAACGCCGATGTGGCGGCGGAAATTTCGACTGGCTTAGTAAGTATCACAAATTTATGCAGGGGAGACCAGGGGGCGCAGAGACGGAGTTTGGGTGGGCGACACCGCAGTCATTTGACGAGGAGAACATTCAGGCGTTTGTGGAGTGGTGGAACGCCTGAGCCGAGGAGGAGAGATGACGTTTGAAGAGTGGTGGGATGAGAACTCAGACGCAGATGATATTTGTGAATATCTAAAAAACAATTTGACGATTCGCGATGTGTGGTTTGCTGCCCAAGAAGACATGCGGGAGCGGGCGGCGTATGAATTAGAGGCCGCATTCGCAGAGTGTGACACTCTCAATTTGTTACACGGGGCGGCACGTGTACGCGCCCTGCCAGTGGAGTGAGTGATGAACGGGAAGGAGATTGTTGATCAGTGGCAGAGGGACCAGATGCACAGTGTCGCACTGTGCGGATATGCGCCGTTGGTTGCTGCCATCGACCACGCCATCGCCTCCGCCCGTGCCGAGGGTGCCGCCAATGCCGTCGCCGCGTGTGACGCGCTGAGGGCAAGGCGGAAGGGGTGCGGGAGGAGCGAGAGGCGTGTGTGGAATCAATCAATCGATTGTGGCTTTACTCTGAACATAACACCGGATATTACTGGGAGATTATCGACGCTATTCGAGCTAGGGAGTAACACTATGACATGGTGGCTCTGGGCCGCGTTGTGGTTTGTGATTGGGGCAATCCTTGGTCCACTCCTTTATTATTGGGGTCTCTGCGCCTGGATGTGGATTGACAATGTGCGCGCTAGAAGGAGCACACCATGCCTATAGGATTGTGCGGGTACTGTAACGTTGACTCTGGTGGGCACCACGAGTGGGGATGCCCACTTAGTCCAAAGACATTTCCTGGTCCACAAACGTGCGGGCACGAGCAGGAACTTGCCCAACTACGCAAACAGGTGGAGATTTTATTGAAGCATGCCGCGTTGGGTGCGCCTGCCCCAATCGTCATCCAGTGCGGCCACGAGCAGGAACTTTCCGAGCTTCGCGCCGAGGCGGAGAAGTTGCGGAAGGCGTGCAGATTGGCTCTAGACGAGATCGCGTCGCCAGGGTTTGGTCGGGAGGGGTACGCTAACGCCGTGAACGTCCATGCGGCATTATCACTGGCCCTCTCGCCAGCGGAGGTTCCATGCAATCAAACCTAAAGGAGATTCAATTCTACTACGAGCCGAAGTGGATATCGTACAACGAGATTAAGTGTAAGTGCGGTTGCGGAATCAACAATATTGACACAATACTCCTCATCAAATTTGATGCAATTAGGGAGATGGTTGGACGTCCTCTAATTGTTACCTCCGCATGTCGTTGTTTAGAACACAACAAAAAAGAAGGTGGAGCAGCCGATTCTATGCACATTTCTACTGTAGTCCGAAAGTGCCGAGCAATGGACATTAGGGCGGTTGGTGACAAAGAAGTTCGTGAAGTCGTTGCAGCCGCTATATACTATCAGATGCCGAGGATCTTCATCAACTGGGCTAATAACTTCATTCACTGCGATCTTCGGACAGACCTCGATTGGCCTGTATTGGGGACATACTAATGGGCGAATGTAGAAAGTGTACGTATCTGGGGTGTGAGGAAGGTATTCTTTGTTGGTGCAAGAAGGGTGTTTGGTGTGAAGACGGAAAGAAGAGAGTGTACTTCAAGACCTCGGTAGACAAGAACTCCCCCCGCGTACAACAATTTGGAGAAAGGTGTAGGCACTATGAAAATGTCAATCACCAAGCAGTTCACGTTCGAAGCTTCTCATCGGTTGTTGGACTTCCCGGAGGATCATCCGTGCGCCAGGATGCACGGGCATTCGTACCGAACAACGGTAACGTTGTCAGGTCCAGTCAAGGGGTTAGGTCCCAAACTGGGAGTGATTCTGGACTTCGGCGAGTTGAAAGAGATATGGAAGCGAGACTTAGAGCCATTGTTAGATCACAGACACCTCAACGACACCCTCAACAGGAGGAATCCAACAGCGGAGATCATCGCAATGTGGCTTCTGGCGGCGTGGCAGGAACACATCACGGATCCGAGGATCAAAGTGGAGGAGGTAACAGTTTATGAAACAGCCACAGGGTGGGCAACAGCTACTTCCGATTAACGAGATTTTCTACTCCATCCAGGGTGAGGGTCATTGGACTGGGTACCCAATGATCTTCATTCGCCTCGCCGGTTGCAACCTGAAGTGCAGTTGGTGCGATCAAGCGGACAGCGTTCCACTTGAGGGTACGAAGCTCAAGTTCACCAGAATGAGCCTCATGGAAATCGTTGAGGAGGTTTCCAAGTTCTACCACTGCAGGCGGGTATGTCTCACTGGTGGAGAACCTACGGCTCACGATTTGGAGGGTTTGGTTCAGTATCTCAGAGGTTTGGGCAAGGTTATCCATATGGAGTCCAATGGGAGCTTGTGGACCTCATGGCTCCCTCTAGTTGATTGGATCACAATCAGCCCAAAGGGGCCCATCAACTGGGACGCCTTCGAACTCGCACACGAACTCAAGTACGTAGTAGACGCGAATTTCCAACTCAAGGATGTAATTAGCAACAAGAAGAACGTCCCTGTGTACCTGATGCCGGTAAATGATCAGTTTGCCGTGAACGCCCAAAAGATGTCGGAGGTTATCACGTTAGTGAAGAACTTCCCACAATACGCCATTTGTGCCCAGTGGCACAAGTTTATGGGGGTGAGATGAGCATCACAAGAGAGGAAATTCAGAAATATGTGAAGGACACACGATGGCAGCACTTCCGTCTTGGCTTGCAAGGCCTTTCCACCACAGAGAAGTTGGTGAAGCTGGAGCAGTGGCTTCGAGAACATGGTAACAGTAGGGCGTCGCAGGTGCAGGTGGAGAACTATCGAAACGCTTTGAGGAGAGGAGGTCTCATCAAATGAACTCGTACCAGTGCGTTCATGGTGTTTGGCACAGTAGGGAAGAGTCTCGGATGGCTCTCGAGTGGGCTGCTCGTGTTCACTCGAAGGACGAACTCAAACCGGGTGAGTGTTGGATCATCCTTTATCGCGAAGCTAAACAGAAAGGGAAAGCATGAACAATAATGGGTGGGATGCCAAGAAGATTGAGGATGGCGTTCGATTGATGCTCGAAGGACTTGGTTGCGACATCAACGATCGGAACTTCGTGGGGACCCCGAAGAGAGTTGCAGATGCGTTCGCGGAGTTATTCGTTCCTCCGGATGAAGATTGGCCTCTGTTCAAGGAGGATTATTGTGGAATCGTCCTTGCAAAGAACCATATCTGCTATACGTTGTGTCCGCATCACCTGCTCCCTGTTACCCTCACAATCAGCATGGCCTACCAACCACACGGTCAATGTATCGGACTTTCGAAGCTGCCTCGAATGGTTGCTGACGTTAACAGAAAACCTCTCCTTCAAGAACAACTCACAGCCACCCTTGCTGACCGTTTATATAACATACCAGGATCAGGAGGGTCAGCTGTGTTCGTTAAGGGTCGACATTCCTGCGTCAGCATCCGAGGTATCAAATCTCCTGCGGAAGTCATTACAACAGCAGTTAGGGGATCTTTCGAGCAACCAGAGGCATGGGATAACTTCTGTCGGATAGCGGTGGGCCAATGACAGAAATCGCAATCGACCTCAGCACAACTCAACGCGCGGTTTGTGGTTGCTACGCCACCTTCCCAGGAACACGTCATGTTCGGGGGGTTGGGCCCTCTCCAAAACCTAGGATGATGATTATTGGGGAGGCTCCTGGTGAGGATGAGGATCGAGAGGGAGTTCCCTTCTGCGGCTCCACGGGACGTATGCTCTACGTCTTATGCCGTCAGGCTGGATTCCGCCGAGATGAGTGTTATATCACCAACGTGGTTAAACACCGACCACCTAGCAACAACATCTCCGCGGTATCTTGGGACAATCTGTCTAAGCAGTACGAGCTCTTGTGGGAAGAGATTAAGTTAGTCCAACCCAACATCATCGTCCCACTAGGTGAAACTGCTCTCAACGCCTTCGCCAAGGAAGGGATTACGGATTGGAGAGGAAGTCTCCTTGAGTGGAATGGGTTTAAGGTCCTGCCAACCTACCATCCATCCTACCTCTTCAATTTTAGAGCACCAGAGATGTGGACTGTGGTGGTCGAGGATTTGAGGAAGGCTTGGCGTTTCAGCGACACTCCAAACTATGCCGCCCCAGTCCGTGATTATCGTAAGTACCCCACACGAGGAGAATGGGAACATTGGGTGGAGAGTGTGAAGCCTAATGAGCCAATGGTTGTTGATATTGAAACCTTGGAGGAGGATTGGAGTGATATTCGCCTTCTTGGTTTCAGCAACAAGACCCGATTCGCCATCTGCGTTCCTCCGGACCCAGATTTCGTTCCAGGGCTCCTAACGTTGATGAACAAACCCCTGAGGTGGATTCAACAGAACTCCTTCTTCGATGAGGACAAGATTGAGAACACCTTTGGGATTCGACTCGTTCCATTCTACGATACGATGTTGGCTCATCATCTGATTGCTCATTTCCTTCCACACAACTTGGGTTTCATGGGTTCGATGTACACAGACATGCCCTACTGGAAACACCATGCCGGTGAGGATCTGAGACACTACAACTGTGAGGATTGTGACGGAACCTTTCAGGTGTACGAAGGTCAAATGATGGACCTCGGTAAGTACAAAATGCTTCCTCTCCTCAGGTTGGTGATGAGAAATCAAAAGGTTGTCTATAAGATGAGGAGGAGGGGAATCTGCTTCAACACACCGAAGTGTGAGAAGGTAGGCAGTAAGTACATGAACAAGGCTGCTGAGCTTCTCTGTGAGATGCAACACCTTGTTGGTATCAAGTATCTCAACCCAGATTCTCCTCAGGAGATGGCTGACGTTCTGTACAACAAGTTGAACCTCGCTAAGCAGTTTCGGGTCGATAAACATACGAGAGAGAAGAAGGTTACTACCAACAAAAAGGCATTGGACAAGTTGATGGAGGAGAACCCCAATCTGCCCTTTATGAAGTGTCTGAAGGAGTACAGGCACTTGGTGAAGATGGTCCGTACCTATATCCCCAAGGAGTTTGAGATGGTAGGCGAGGGTTTAGGAATCGCTTACTTTGATTGGAAGATGAATGGTACGGAAACGGGGAGGTACTCAAGTCATGTTCATACTTATCCGCCAGAGATGAGGTGGGTTATTGTTCCGCGTCCGGGCTACAAACTTGGGTACTATGACTACAGTCAGCTCGAGTTTCGGATTGATATGTATGAGAGTCAAGATCCGATCGGGATGGAACTCCTCAACTCAGGTGGCGATATACATCGTATGTGCGCAGCCAAAGCATTTAAGAAACCACCTGAAGACATCAGCGGCTTGGAACGATTCATGGCGAAGTTCGTTGTTCATGGTTGCCGCTATGGTAGGGGTGCTGAGGATGTAGCAAAGCAGTTCGGGTGTTCAATACCAGAAGCGGAGGGAATCATCGAAACGGTTCTTGGTCCGTTTAGGAGGTACATGGAGTTTCGAGATGCTCAAGTCGATCATGTCAGACAACATGGTTGGCTTGCCAACTGGATTGGACGCCGCCGTTATTGGCCCAAAGGTGTAAATGTTCCCGAGGTCTACAACTTCAGGCCCCAGAGTGGTGGCCATGATATTTTGATGTTTGCCGCAGCAGAAGTTGAAGAGCAACTCGGGGACCAAGTGCACATCATTGCGGACATGCATGATGGGTTGTTGACCGAGGAGCCTATTGAAGACACCGATGGGACGCTGTGCAAGCGAGTTGGAGAGCTTATGGGTATGGAGTACATGCCTGGTTTATCCGTTCCAGGGAAGGGTGAAAACGCAATGAATTGGGGTGTCCTCGATGACCGATACACCCCAGAGGGAGAGTGGGCTTTCCTCAAGGAGGAGTGATGAGCCAACCTCAAGACAAGATTCAGGTAGTAATTGCGGTGTTGAAGAAAAGGTTTCCCAACTTGAGTGTAGCGGAGTGCATCGACATCACCTTCAACATCCTCAACGGATTGGAGGCTTTAAATGAACCCACCTCTGTTCTACTTCCGCCGCCACCTGGAGTGGCTGGAGAACTCGTTGAAGGACCTCGGAAAGGAGGAGGAGAGAATCAAGCAAGGTAAGTTAGTTATCACATCAAACATCAAGCACATCAAAGAGGTCATTGGCAAACTTGAACAGGAGGAGCAGGATGGAAAAAGTAAAGCTGGCGTACCAAGTTCCCCTACCCCATCTAAGTGAAGCTCACGGCCAAATTGACTTCGCCTTGGCTCACTTCGTGCTGAAGGAACCAAGATACGCTGAGTACTACAGGAAGGCGTACGCAACCGGCCGAGAGGTCATCTTGGACAACGGGATCCACGAGTTGGGAGAACCTCTTACCATCGAAGAAATCGACGACGCTCGTGCCAAGTTGGGTGATGTAACCTGGATCATTCCTCCTGACTGGCATGGTGACTTCGTACGTACACGTACCGCGTACGACATCGCTATCGACAGATGGGGTTTGAAGGTGGCTCCGGTAGTTCAAGGAAAGAGCTTTGATGAAATGCTGACCTGCTACAACTACATGATCCGATACTCATCGATGGTGTGTTTTCCGTATCGGACCCGAGGTTTGCGTCTCCAGCTCATTCCCCATTTGGAGCGTTACCGCCGACATCACTTTCTTGGGATGAACTACTTGGCTGAGATCCACGAAGTCAGAAAGGCTCCAGAGCCCAGTTTGGATACGGGTAAGCCTTTCAGGTACGCACAGAACAACCGCTTCATGTTGGAGACCGCAGAACGTGACCCCGAAATGATGCCCAAGTTGGATATGAATAGGGAGTGCAACCGTCTTGTTTTGTCCAAAAACCTTTCATTGATGGAGGCTTACTCTTATGGAGGAGCCGTTCCTCAACCTAGTTCCTAAACAGGGATGGCTCCGTGATTACGTTAATTTTACCATCGGATCGGAAGCTCCCGGAGCCTTTCACTTTATGGTTGGAGCCGCGATTCTTGGAGCCACGTTGGGTAGAAAGGTTTGGTTCAATAAGGGGTACTACCGAATCTACCCAACACTTCAAATCCTGATTGTGGCCCCAACGGGAAAATGCCGAAAAAGTTCGTCGATCTCCATCGGCATTAAGACGTTGCAGGAGTTCTCGAAGTTCCCGAATAGGGAAGTCAACATTATCAGCGACAAGGTGACTCCTGAGGCTCTCGTAACCTCCCTGGACTACAGACCCGAGGTCAAAATTGACGTCGAGAGGGGAGCAGTTACATCGGAGTCTAAAGACGCCGTAGCTGTTATTGTAGCCTCCGAACTCGCGGTGATGTTGGGCAAGCAAAAGTACAACGAGGGTATCATTGCCTTGTTCACCCAACTCTTCGACAGTCCAGAGGAGTTCACCACTCGAACGAAGAACGCTGGGAATGTTGTCCTAAAAAATGTGGCCATCACCTTTGTGGGGGCGTCGACACCAGATTGGTTGATTTCCGCAATTCCACAAGACGCTTTTGGTGGTGGCTTCATGTCCCGTATCTTATTCGTTGTGCAAGAGGATACTCCTCGGTGTTTTCCCATTCCCAAAGCTCTCGACCCCAACGCCCAAGGGAAGCTGGTCCAAGGTTTGTTGGACATTCAACCATCAGGTCCTGTTCAGGTGGAGATGACTGGGGCCGCTTACCAGTGGTACATTTTGTGGTACACAGCCCAGAAGAAGAACATTCCTGAGGACTCCAAGATGGCTGGGTATCACGAACGTAAACCAGATCACATGGTTCGTCTAGCTCTCCTTCTCACAGTTTCTGAGGGGCGCAAGGAAATTGAGGTCGACGATCTAATCACAGCCAACAAGATTCTCACCCACCTGGAAAAGGAAATGCTCGTTACCTTCAAGTGGTTGGGAATGCGTCCTGTTGGTGCCGATCAGGAGAGGATTATTCGAACCCTACGAAGCATGGGAGGTGAGGCTGAGAGACCCGACCTCTTACGTAAGATGATCTTCTACATGAACGCGCACCAATTTGGATTGGCAATGGATACGTTGTTGCAGAGTAAGGTGGTGAGAGAGGATCAGAATAGGAAGTATTTCTTGAGGGAGGGTTAATCAGATGGATTCTGAAGTAAGGCCCGAGCCATTGGATGAAGGTTCTCCAATTCCTCCAGAGCAAGGTTCCGATAGTGAGGATTCTTTAGCAGATCAAATGACCAGCGACGAGCTAGCTCAGACGTTCGGACGGTTGATTGGGGTGCCTGAAGAGCAGCCCGAGTTGGAACCTGTGTCGCCAGCTCCTCGGAAAGAGCCCGAGGAGATAGACCCCCTTCAGCTCGTTGGATAAGTCTAGCGAGACGCCCTGCTTCGGGAAGATTCTGAACCTTCGTTGGCACGTGGGTAGCTGTACCCCGTGTCATTAGTTGTGGGAAGAACTTATTCGTGCCCTGGTTCGCGATCGACTTGGCCGCATGAATAAGTTCTTCTGCTATCGCCGAGGTTTCGTGTGTCGCAAGTTGTATCGCCTGCCGTCCCGGTGTAATTGTTGTCGCCGCTGGAGCCTTCAACACCTCTCTGGTGGTCCACGTTATGGGAATGTATTGTGGTGATCTCATTAAGATGGTCCGAGCAGCAACTGGGATCCGCTCCAAAGCCATCTGTAAGGAACGCTGGACCGCTGGACTAAGAGCCGCATACCAAAGCATCACCTTCCCCCACTGAGGCGCTCTCCACGATCATGAACCTCGAGTGCCCTCTTTACCTCGTCAATTCCCCGTTGAATATGTGATAAAGCCGTCTGTTGAGAGGCCATATTGATTTCCAACGACGTCACTCTAAGGTCAAGGGTATCCACCTTTCTCATCTGGCTCCCAGCCCAACCAGCAATGAGACTAACGACAACCGTTATCAACAACATTGCAATCACTTTCCAATTCGGTCCTTTCAACCCCAGATCATCATCTGTTTTGCCAGCAGTCACTTAACAACCTCCCTAAGGATCACTGGAATATGGCGGCGGGCCCGGCATGCAACAACATCAATACGATACTGTAGATTTGGGGCCTCCACCTCAGATATACGTCGAAGTAGATCCTCTTCCAATCTCGACAAGTCTTGATGAGTTGCAGTAACGTACCCCAACCTTCCAAGTTGACCAACAGTTACCAGTCCCTCACCATTCTGGCTGAGATCGAGAGGTCGAAATGAGCTAGGACATCCTACCAGTACCTTGGTTCCAAATTGGGGATGCCCATATGGGTATGGAGGTAGAGAGATGGAAGCTGTTCCAGAGAAATCGTAACTCACGTCAATCTTCTGCAAGGTGCCTCGAGCAACACCATAAAGGGTGTTGGCCAAGTCCTTAATCAACTCGATAATGGCCAGGTTGGGTTGAAGAGAGATTCCCTCTCTTGTGATGTTGACGAAGCCAACAAACTTTGCCTTTCTTAATACACTCGTAAGTTTGTACAACGTCTCCTTAACAATTTTGGGTCGTGCGTGTCGCCAGAACCAAGCAACCTCACCCATCAAATCTACGGAGGGACCCACACGACCCGCCATGAGCTTGTCTTCTTGAATGGATGAGTAGAACGCCTTGAAGACCCAATCATCTCCGTTGAACAAGCCCCCAATGAGGAACTCTGGATTTTGTACTCCGCAAGCTCGAGCGATACCCTGCCCAAAGACCTTGTTCCCCTGGATAGCGTCATGGAACCTTCCCGCGTTGAGAATGAGGTAGCCACCTTCCCGCAGGTCATCCGCAGCAGCACCAAGGGCCAAACCTGGGTAGGTTCTCCCATCAAAGAGAATTAGATCCGTCCTAAGAGCCAAGGACGAGATCAAATTAACGACGCTCTTAGAGCTCCCCAAATCAGGGTCGCACAAAATGGTTTTGGTAACGAACCCCGAACCGAACTCCACCTTGACGTTGTTCGGTCGTGCAAGGATGAAGGTAACATCGTGCCCATCTTGGTATAGTTTTGCCGCCAGTGGAAGAGCCTCTCCCTTCACACTGAAGAATGCAAATCTCATGGCGTCATTCCTCTCTCCAGCATGGATCGTTGATAGAGCTCTTTGGGCATTCCCCGACCTTGACGTTGTGCTGGGGTCATCATCCTCTGCTGGACAACACGTTGAATATCCTCGGGGGTGATGGGACGTCCCCAAGCCTTGGTGTACTCAAGCATCGCGGCTGGGTTCCCATCCAAAATAGCTTCAATCGCTTCACGCTTCTCTAACCGATGCCTCTGAGCGATGTTGAACAGCTCACGAGAAACGTCTCTAGCTTGGAATGCCTGCTCGGGATTGATACCAGCAAGACGGAGAATCTCTCCCATTGGGGTACTATAGTACAACAACTGATTTCGGTCGTTGACTGCATACCCTCTCGAAATGGTGTCGTACACTTTGGCCATCTTCTTCGCGTAGCGGACAGGGACTCCAACTGCTCCACCTGCCACTGTTTGGATGAATTGGCCAAATTGCTTCTGTGCCTGAGCTCTCTCTCCTGGAGTTTCACCAAGCACAGCACCATACGCATTCCCAATCATTCGGTAGAAGGGGAATGTGAGGTTACCAAGAACGCCTTGCATCCCAAATTGGTTTCGGATGTCCATTCCCATTTTGGCCAAGGTGGTTGGCAGGAGAGCAAAGGCTCCTGAAACAGCCATGAACCTAGCAAGGCGGCCAGCGTCTCCACTTCGGATAGCTTGGGCGATACCGTCGCTGAAACCACGCATGCTGATTTGACGTGCAACCCCTTTCCCGCTGGACATCAAACCGCCTGTCAGGAACTGCATCTGTTGGGTTGGATAGGTGACCAACATACTGCTGAGCCTACCAATAGAACCCCTAAACAACGGGCTCCGTGCTGCTTGGGTGGTACCAAACTGGGTCTTCGGTACAAACTTGAAGAGAGACTGCATTACGGCGTCGCTGAGCTCGAGATTGGGAACTACTTGAGACGCTCGTTGCACGGCTGAAGCAAGTCCCTGGTTGAAGGACATTCCACGCAGGGCCGCATCCTCAAGGCCCGCCCAGAAGGCGATACCCCGGTTCACATTCTCTGTAATGCTGAAGGGGCTGAGAACAAACTTAGTTAGAGTTTCATCAACGTCTTGGATTTTCTGAATCATCCGGCTTCCAGGAACACGACCATAACCCTCTCGCATGATGTCCGTGAACTCACCAAAGAGGCGGAGATGTTCCTTCGTTTTGGCCCACTGTTGAACAGTTCGAGAAACTGCTGGTAAAACTCTCCCACCTTCTGCCCAGGTGTTCAACGATTGGGTGAGGTTTACAAACGCGGAATCGGGACCCAAAGCTCCCCGATAAAACCCAGAACGGAAGAGTTGGAACGTCAACGCCAACTTGTCCGGATCAGCTAGCTCCCGACCGAGGACGGAGTTCACCTTGTCCATCATCATCTTGATGGCCATATCCGTCTTCGCTGGCCTTTGGAGAAAGACCGAATCAACGTATCGCTTCAGATACCCCTTCTCTGTGAATGGAAGATCGGGGCCAGGTAAGGCACGAACCATCTCTCCCCACTTTCTGATAAGGGGATCGAAATGCCTGCTATGCACCAAGGTTGGGACAATCCGCTGGAAGGATTGAACCAACGTTTCCGGAGCTCTCGGACCTGGAACAACGTAGTGGTGGAAAATCTCTCGTGGGAGCTCGTTTCGAATGAACCCAGGTAGGAGATCCCAATCCGTGAGGCCAATCTCAGTGAAGTCCCACAACTTGTTGAAGAACTTCCGTACATCTAGAGGAGCAGATTTATATGTTGGATACTTCTGCAACCATTGCTTGACTTTCAAAAGGTCTCCCGCGGACATTTTCATCTGCACGAGCTCATCCAAATCGGAGATGTTCTTCGCCCGAGCAAAGTGGTCTACGAACTTAGAGTACAAAGCGTCTTTGATGGAACCGTAGACCATTGTGTGCTGGTACTTCTCTCCCATATCTTTGGCGAAATCCGAGAGCATCTTCCTGTAAGACTGTACCGCCTCTGCCACTGGACCTGAAGTGGCAACTTCATCCCCCTCTAGGACACGAAGTGCCTTTGCTGAAAGTTGAGGATCTTTCCCCACCTTGTTGATGATGTTATCTTGGAGGAATTGAGACCACCCCTTCAACTCGAAAAGGGATGCTGCCTCGGAGCGTTGACCCTCAAACCCAGCCTGGCGGATTAAGGGAGATCCTGAAAGCATCGGCTGAGCTAATGGGTTGACGAACTTACTCCTAATGTGAGGTACAGTTCCTGCACCACCAGCAACAGAAGGTGGAATCTTTCCCGTAAAGGCGGAGACGAATTTCAACAAATCTTCGTCAGGAATCCCGAAGAGTTTACCCAACACCGCGTGCTCTTGAGCGTTTAGCTTGGTTGACCCACCGTTGATTGCCTTCTCGTATAGGTTGAGTGCTGTCTTGATTTCTGGTGTTAACTCACGGTAGTACACCAACTCGTATCCATCATGAGTTTGGATCAAGGTGGATTTGTGTCCAGACTTCTTGACACCAAGCACTGCCTTCATGATGTCGTCAGATGTCCGGATATTTTCTACCGAACCCATCTGCCTCCCAGCCAAATCATACGTTGCTGTAACGGCAGATTGAGCTGGAGTACTAACCTTAATATCGGGAAGGAGTTGTTCTTGAGTTCCCTGAACCAAAGCCCTCTGATTCGAAATGTTAATGTGGTCCGTTTTGGTGAGGGGCTGTTCCGTGATCACTCTATCAAGAGTAGTCATCCCTCCACCCGTCTCACGTTCCACAGGCATAATCTTCGCTTCGGGTTGTCCTTGAAGGAATCTGTCAGCCTCCTGCAGAGTTTTGACCTTCATTTGATTGGGGCCAAGAAGCTCATAGTCCCCTGGACCGTTCACTCGAATCTTATACCCTCGAGAAGAGGCCCGTTGATTCAAATCTCGAAACGAGAGTCCAGGTTCAACGGTAACCTTGGGATCGGCAAAGTGGGACGCTCCTTTTGTCTTTAGAGGTCCCGCAAATTTTTGGGCGATGCCTTCTGGAACCACCGCTGCTGCGAATTCGGGGAGATACCCAGCTCTCTCGACATCACCCGTGGAAGTCTGAACCTCAAACGTTTCTCCTTTCGCCAAGGTGTCTGCACGGTTTTCAACTGGACGGCCGGGCTTCCCGGTTCTCTCAACGAGACCCTCTCGTGTTTTGAAATCGGCTAGCTCTTTCGAAGCCAGATTACGGACTTCAAGAAGACCAGAAGTTCGTTCCATGTCTTGAATCTGAGACAACGCCTCTTCTGGGCTAATGTTGAGTTCGCGTTGCAACCTATGCGCAGCGACGACTCTGGCTTGTTCATCGGAGAAACCCTGCGCCTTCAACCTTGTTGTTGGGCGGCCACGTCTCCCATGAATGTTGAGAGAGTGGAGAACCGTTGGAGCGTCTCCGGTAGCTTTGGTAAGCTGGTCGTACAAAGATTTTAGATCACGTGTCTTTAGGTTTCGGAGAATCTGCAGAGCCTCCTCGGGCTCCAAACCTTGAGCCTTCAATCCAGGTAGGACTGCTTGTTCCATTGCTGCACGTGTAATCGGCTCTGAGGCACCAGCAGTTGGTGCAAGATCGGGATAGTCAGCCAGGACTTCGGCTGGTACCTTCTCCCCACGTTGGAGAGCGGATTTGACCACGTTTTTGTGTGCTGCCATTCCCACTTCAGAAGAGTGCTCCACACCTTGTTTGGCTCTCAACCACTCCTGAAACTCACCAAGACCCATCTGCCAGGGTTGTTTTGGGGCAGTAGTTGGTTCAACAACTCCTGCACTAGGTGAGACGGATCCGGTTGTAGCTGGTGAGAATTCAGGCCGAGGAGTGATTGGTGGTTCTGCTGCTTCAGTTAATGGAACCTTCACCGGAGATGGAAGGGCGTCCAAAACACTTGTAGCAGGTGAAGGTTCTGCTGGAGGAGGAGTTCCCCCAGTTGGAATTCGTTGGCCACGACCAAGAAGACGAGCCAAACCACGACCTGCGTAGCGTCCCGCTTGGCCGACAGCTGGTCCAGCTACAGCTCCCATCCCAGCGTGAGTTACGCGAGAAGAGAGGTTGGGAGCGTTCCATGCGCCTCCAAGAATCCCTCCCGTAATAGCTTCACGAGCTAGCAGGGCAGCAAGAGGACGTCCAGCAAAAACAGCCGCTCCACCCACAGGTCCTGTTGCAGCAAAAGCAGCAAGCCCAGGGGCCAAGCCTCCAGCAAGCTCGCCAGCAGTTTGCCAACCAGGGTTGCTAACGAGGTCGTCGGCACCCCAGTAGCCTAGAGAGACCCCCCTTTTCAAACCAGAGGCAAAGGATCCAAGACGGTCTTCAGGAAGATTGGCTCGCTGCTCCTCTGTCATTCCTTGCTGGAGCTCTTGAGCTAGGGCACCCATTCTCTGGGTGTACCCCTGAATACTTGTTTGGGTTGGAGCAGCAGACGCCTCAGGATAGTCGGACAGACCGCGCCTCATAATGTAGCTTACTTGAGGCTCAGAGAACCCAATGTCTCGAAATTCATCCTCACGCTTCTTCAATGTGTTGAGGATGATGTGAATTGGGATCCCAGCCCGCCTTGCTGCCTCAATCTTCTTGGCGTACGCTGGGTAGAGATTCTCTGGTTTGTATAGATCCATCGTTCCGGCGTCTGGCATTACAACCTCCCCTAGTCAGATCTCCCACCGAAGATATCGGCCAGGTAGTTTGGTTGTGCCTGTACTGGACCAGGTTGGACTCCAGGAGTCACTACTTGACCTCCTGGACTTGGAGCTGGAGTTGCCCGACCTGGTTTCCTCAACATCAGGTTGGCCTTGTACCGTTGAACCGCCCCCATGAATTGGGGATCCGTCGCCAATTCTGGGTACATCATCGAGACGTTATCGAAGAGCCCACTAACATATTGATCGGAGCTCTGCATATGCATCTCGAGAAGCTTTCTCGTCTCCGGCGGCAAGTTCGGTGCCATGTAGGAAAACATCTCCTCAGTCTTCCGTCGCTGATCCTCGGAGCTTGTTGCCACGTTGGCCAGAGTTGCAAGAGCTTGATTGAGTCTAGTTTGCCTCGCCTTGCTTTGGAATCCTTGAGAAGCTACATCCCAAGGAACCCCGGTGTAGGAGGTGTACCCCTGTCTCTGAGGCATAGGAACTCTGGTTAGGTCCCCATAATTCTCTTGAAACTGTTCGAGGAGCCCTTGACCTCGAGTACCAATGGCACCCTCAATCCGTCGTCCTTCTCTCTGACTTCGGAGAGCCTCTTCAAGCTGGAGAGCTCGAGCAAGGCTTCCAATAGGATCCAGTGGCATCTAACCTCCTCCTTGTAGGAACAGCATTGCCTTTCGAAGTCCCCTCAACACTTCCAACTCGTTTGGCTGGAGCCCTGGGCGCCCCATCGTTCGTGGAACAAAAATTGCGGCCTCTCCACCCGTTTGGGGTTCTCCAAAACGAACCTTTGTTGGTCGGTTTACGTAGAACGCCCCTCCCTTCGCAATTCCTGGACTCGTTCCATCGTTTCGACCGCTGTCTCCCGGTGCTTCTCCTACTCCAGCTAGTCCTCCTTCAGCAGATCCAGAACCCATAGAAGCAGTACCAGGAGTATTACCACTATCAGGGCCAAATGCTCCCCAACCTGCTTCAGGACCCACGGAAGCGCTTGGTGCACTTGGATCCCCTCCCCAACCAGCAGGACTCCCAGGTGAAACGTTCTGACCTGCCTGCATGGCATCAAACATACTCTGTCTTGCATCCAAGGCGGCTCTCTCGGCTTCAGCTGCGGCGAAGGCTCCTTGGAAGTCCGAGATATCTCTTATACTTGTTGGGTCGAGACCCAGCATAGGGTCATACTCTCGTTGGACCCCAAAATAATCGGCCAGAGCACTCGCAGATCTGATTCCGAGATTCATGGCTGTCTTAGCCGTTCCAAGACCAGGTAAACCCGCACCAAGAAGGCCAGCGACAGTGTTAGCAAGACCCAAACCACGCGAAGCCATACCTAAGGCCGCTTTCTCAGAAGCATCAAGTGGACCCGATTCGGCGGTTCCTTTAGCTCCAACATCACCTCGGCCGGAGTCTCCACCTTGTTGGAGAATTTTGGCTGTTGTAGGTAATTGGCCACCGAAACGACGTTCCTGTCCCCTCCTAGACATTTCCTGGAGGGTTCTCACTAAAGTCATCATCTGACTTTGAGTAATCATGTTACCAGTTCCAATCCGAGACAGCCCAATCGTCGGCTTCTTCCCAAATATCCGAACCCCACAAATCTGATGGACCCGTAAAGTCACCAAGTCCGTCCCAATCACTGGAGCTCCACCAATCAATTGGATTGGAATCTCCACTGAAGAGGTTCCCAATCTGGCCACCGACCGTTCCGAGAATACTTGCTAACGAGCTCATTCCCGGGAAGCCCATAAATCCGTAGGTCAGTAAGGAGTTTGCCAGAGTTGAGTAGTCTTCGGGAGTTGTCGTCTCGGTCTGCGAACCTGTGTTCCACATCTGAGCCGAAGGCAAGCCCTTCAACGTCTCAAGATTCAAGTTGTAGGGAGCCAACACGGATTGGGCATCGTACTCGGAGGCCTTAGGATACTGAGTCCCAGCCTGCTCCAAGAAGGCTTTGGCTACACTACCCAAGCTCCCTGCGGTGTTTCTCCGATTCAACTCGGCCAAACTGAGGGCCTCAGTGGCTTGCTGACCAAATCTCCCAGCAGCTCGAACTCCAAGCTCCTGTTCACCACTTCCACCTGGAGCTCCCAATTTGGTGGCCATCGATCTGATCTGAGGAAAGATGTCCTCGGTATACGATCTTGTAATCGGCCCCAAAATGTCTTCGGTATTCAGTGGTTGCATCCCAAGGTTCATCAACGCGGTTCCATACCCCTGTCCTTGAGCTGCAAGACCTCGTAGCGCTTGTCCTGGGTCGCCCTTCTTCAACGCTTCCGCAAGAGCAGACTCAGCACTGGGCAACGCACTCGTCACCCGCGAGCTAACCAGCTCTTGATATGGAGTGAGGTACATCCCAGGAGCCCCATAACTAGTTGAGCTCTTGGTTGTCCCTCCTCCAAACAAACCTGACATCTAGAGCTCCTTTGCGACTACGAGTTTCCAGGTTTTGTACTGAGGTAACAATTTCAAAAAGGAAGCCCTCTCTACCGCACCAGCAATCCTCTTACATCCGTTCAGCTTGGCCCAGTCTTCGATAGTCGGAAGAACTTCGTTTTCCAGGTCGGATTCTCGAACTTCGTTCTGCAGCCAGATGAGAAAGAGAAACCTCCCATCTAGCTCGTTCTCCATGACCTCCGCGATGCAAATTCCCTGCTCTCCCCACAACCAAATGACCGCCGATTCAGTTTCCATCAACCTGACTAGGAGACGTACCAGACTTGGATTCTGAACCGTTCGTCGGAGAGCCTGCTCCACATCCTGAACAGACTCCACCATACGGAGAGATAGTTCCTTCCCAACCACAACGTTGACATCTTCCATAGGTTGGCTTGTCTCGAGTTCCATGCAGAATCTCCTTTAGTGGAAGAGGTTCCTCTGTCATCGGTCCCCTCGCTTCGAGAAATTGGCTCGAATACCAGAGCCTCGAAACGCTTCTTCGGATCCCTCCGTTTGGATACGAAACGTAAAGTACTTCGCTGTCCGCCGAATTAGAATCTCCGAGACACTACCATCCATTGGAACTAGGTACCGTTCCCAAGTCAGATTTGCCTCCCCTCTCAAAAAGTCTTGCGTCCCAACCCAAATTTCTAGGTTGTAAGACCCCTTATCCTCAAAATCCATCTCAATGGTCTCGAGAGTAGTGAGCAATTCTGGGTTCTCAAACAACACCTGACCGGGGTTGACAATACCAGATTCGTAACGTCGAGTTCGTGCTGCTCCGTCGTTGTTTACAGTATTCACATCGATCAGGAGAATGTAACCGGAAGAGTTGCCCAACAAGATAATCGGTTGATCTTTTGAGAAGGAGTGATCCCAGGAGATTCTCTGACTCTCCCAGGTCCCTTGAATTGTTGACCACGTGAGAGAAACAATACGACGTGCATGACCAGAACAAACGGCTTCAACCTCTTCGTTCCTCCAGGTCTCGTTAATCCTGTTATAGATCCAAGCCTTAGTGCAAACTCCCTGAGTTCCTACAGGAGGATAGAAGAAATAGATTTCTCGTTCTATTGGATCATACACTGTGTGGATTGCATCTCTGTAAACAGCATCGTAACAAATGTTCATATCCGACAACACACGTTCGTTCAAAACCTTCTTGTTCACACCATCGAGGAGGTACACTGCATCTGTACCCCAATAAGCGTGTTGGTTTCCCAAGCTACACACAGCTCGAGGAGCAATGAGTCCGTGATCGTTAAAGATTTGTCGTTGACCGAAAACGAAGGGTGAACCAACGTAATAGAGAATGTGGATCGAATCTTGTCGGTAAGCGACCGCAACCTCACCCAACGGTAAGATGTTCAGAATCTTTCCTGGGCCTTGATACAAGGTTAGGAACCCCGCATCATTTCCAGTCCACACCTCTACTTGACCGTTATCCGACCAACGAACGATTCGTGACCCTCCCGACTCGTTGGTATCTCCAAGTAGGAGGAAGGTCATCAAACCACAAACAACGGCAGCCTTGGGTGGGCTCCCACCAAGAGCAACACAATTGGTAGCAACCCCATCCCACTTTTGAATGTCATCTACCTTGTTGGCTGCGATCAACAAGTTTGCAAACGCAACCGCTGACCACCATTGGGTACCGGATCCTGTATAATCTCCCGAGGCCCTAGTAATGTTGGTAATAGCTCCGGATCCTGTATTGAGGGAATAGATCTTAGTGGTGGTAATGAAGTTGCATCTATAGGTTCCATCATCCATCACCCAATAGACCAACTTCAGTGGACGCCCACTGAGAACGTCAGTTGAGAACTTTGAGGTCCCAGGACTAGACTCCAATTTGCCACGATAGAAACGGCAATTGGTTAGGACCCAAGCGTCTTTGGGACTCAAGTCCTCTCGGGCCACTTCACGAAGCAGCCCCTTCTCTGCTATCCCAAACAGATTTAGGACCTTCATTATGCAGTCTCAGGTTTACACTGATAGTGAAGATCAATCCGAATGTTGTCTCCTGGAGCCCACGATCCACCCCATGGTGGAGTTCCGGCAATAGCTCCAAGAGTTCCGTGGCTGTACATTTCGATACGGTTGTTGGTGCCTGGAGAGATTTGACAAATTCCTGAACGCAATTCTGATGTTGAGGCTCTAAAGTACAGTGCTTGACCCATCTCTGGGACATACGAGAGAAGCAAGGCGTCTTCAGCTGGGTACGAATCAAAGAAAACTGTCTCACCTAAAAGGATAGGACTCACAATCGTAGTAGTTGATCCAATAATGAGTTGAACCTGCAAACGACAAAAACCACCTGGAACGCGAGTCCAGTGCCCCGCTAGTGTGCCATTTCCAATGCTGTTCCCGGTACCATACAAACCTGGCGCAGCAAAACCTCGCTGCCTCCACAACGAGTCAAGGTCCATATATTGATCTGGGTACGTTGCCGCAACTTTTACTGTTGGGCTGTTGTGCCTCCAAACTTTTGACAAACCACCGCCAACAACAGAACGGCAAGTAACAGCAACGTCCGAAGGACCTTGAGTATCAGTAAAATTGAGCCAGTCGTGAGCACCAAAGCTGATTTTCGGTGTTCCAGTCTCAGTGTACCAAGTTCCAGCAACAAATGAGCAGTTAGAAAAGGATGCACGTGTTCGCTTGGCCAGTGTGTCACCCTGTGTTTGCAAATCGTAGTCAAGGTTTAACTCGAACCAACAGTTGTCGAAGCGCAGGTTTCGAACTGCTGTAACTCCCGCTGTGATAACTGCCTTGCGAAGAATTTGCAAAACAGTGTCAGAGACAACAATAAGCTCACCACCTTCGATTTCAATACCTACGCCAGGATTGATACCACAAGTGAAATCACAATTGAGAACTTTTGCAAGGATTGTATACTTATCGTTGTTTGATGCGTTTTGACGGAAACGTATCATCGTCCCATCAACACCACAGAATACACAATTTTGAAGTGTACACCCATAACCACCAAGAATGTCAAGACAATAGTCAGCTTTTACGTATTCTTCACCGGGAGCCGTAGCGGGAGCCGTGATAAAAGGACCCCCGATGACGTTGATCTTCTCTACTAGCATGTTCATCGGAAGATCGCTAACATCACCAAGGTTCTCTTCGCCGATGGTAATGATGGATGTCGGGCGGTTGTTGATTGTTTGGAGATTGAAGCGCCCAATATGGTAGAGGTGATCCTGACCCCAGGCGTGAGTTTGTATCGCAGCGCCTTTTACAAGCAGTCCAATACCGGTGGTGTCAAAACGCAAAATCGTTTTCGGACCACACCCGAGAAGTTGTAAACCTGCTTTACCAGCCCGATTAGCAACTACTGAATTAAGATCGTACAACCCCTGAGGAATGATGACCTTGTGCGTCGCGTCGTTAATAGCATCCGTAAATGCTGTCGTATTCTGTGCTGCTGTTTTTGATGGAGATGCCCCATATGATTCTACACAAACCTGGGAATCAACAACAACCAAATCTCCATCGTACATAAAAGCTTGACCTTTGTTGTCACCGGGCATATTAATCTGGGAGACTTCTCCATTGGTCTCGATTTTGAGCGCCGCGGCGGTCACATTTTGACCACTTGGAGCACCTAGAACGTCAACCAAGAAGCTCTTGATGTTCTTAATGTGATCGTCCCCCAGTTGAATGTCTTCTGTCGGTGCGGGGACTGATGGGTCTATTTTTACTGGGAGTGCCATTTTGTTCTCCTATTTAGCGACCCAACCCGTGGAACCTGTCATGTTAGATTCTTTGACGTAAAATACAGAACCACCTGATCCATCCAACCTTAGGTAGATAGATCCAACAGGAGCTCTCACAACACCTTCGGGGGACCCTTTTCCCTTGTAAACCAAGGCAACTACAGAATCCGCTTCATCCAACCTTAAGTTAATCTGCCGAACAACACTGGCAAGGTCTCCTAAAAGGATAGGAACCCTCTGCCTTTGCAAAGACCTCAACGCTTCCAAGTTGATCAGATCAATTGCCTGCAGGTGGATCAGATCTGAAACAACTAAGTGGTGATCCTGAACAAGATCCCCACCAGCATCTAGGATTTGAGAGTGTAGCAAATCCGCAACGATCAGGATAACATTACCCAAACTGACATTGTCAAGGGTTTGGGAATGAGCTAGATCACCAACAACCAAAACGTGTTTCTGTGTCAGTGAAGGTGTATCTAACCCATGAGAGTGTATCAGATTCGAAATAATGAGTGTAATGGCTGAGCTGATAGTAACGTTATCAACAACCTGAGCGTGTAGGAGATCGTTTACGGTCAGGTTATGTTTCTGTATTAGAAGTTCAGGATCTAAACCATGAGTATGAATTAGATCAGCAACCGTCAACGCATGTTTCTGCGTCAGAACCAGAGGATCCAAAGTGTGTGTATGAGAAAGTTCTTGAACCTCCAGCTCGATTGCTGCACCAAGGCTTATTCCATCTAGAAGATGTACATGACTGAGATCGGCCACCGTTAAAACATGTTTCTGGGTAAGTGATACAGGATCCAATACGTGACTGTGAACCAAGTCGTCCGAAGTTAGAACATGCTTTTGTGTTAAGCTTGGTGCATCAAGTACGTGACTGTGTGACAATTCCGCCAGAGCTAACAAATGCTTCTGCGTGACGCCCGGTCCCTCCAAACCATGCCCGTGCCCCAGGTCCGCCACCGCTAGCGTGTGCTTCTGGGTGAGCACCGGCGCGTCAAGTGTGTGCGCGTGGCTGAGATCCGGCACGACCAGTGTGGTCCCACCCCCCGCCGTGTAGGTGATGGTCAGTGTGGGATAATTTGATCCCACATCGTATGGGACGTATTCCGACTCGGCTTCGTTTGGTTCTGTTGACGCGGCGGTAATCCATATGCAGACGTGTGCGCCACTGGCCAGCCCACCATACGTGTCAACGAGATGCTGGATGAGCGAGCCGATGGCAATGTCCTTGGTCCCACTCGCGGGCCACCCGGTCGCGCTCACAACCCCCGTGCCCTCGTAAGTCGCCGGATAGAGGGTTGTGCTGCCACTGTCCTCAAAATTCGGTCGCGCTGCCGCTGTGGCCGATTGTGGCGCGTCGGCGGACTCGGTGACGTACAGACGCAGGTCATCTATATTCGCATCCCCCGCGCCGGTGTACCGGATATATGTATCACCGACATCGGTGTCGATGACTGCCCCGCTCGGAATCGCGCCACTCAGCGCGAACCGCGCCGTGCCGTACTCGTTGTGGTAATCCCAGATGCCGAACCACAGGTCAGAACCTGCATTGATGCTCCAAACGCCGTCGTAGTAAAATTGGATATCGTCGGCGTGTTCCGATTCGGCCCCCGTTACTGTGTCCGGGTAGATCGCTAACCACTCCATCGCCGCGACGGTGTAGGGGCCGAGCAACACGCGGAGGATGCGCCCGCCTGCTCCGTCGCTTTCGATCGTGGCGGCCCGGTATGGGGCCTCGGCGCGTGACCAGCGGATTGCGGTTTGACCGATGCGCCCACCGACTCGGATGATCCCCTGCCCCGGATCGTGACGGTCCACCGGCTCCGTGATCCACACAAGGTCCACATCCTCAGGAATCTCTAGCACCCACTCCAAGCGGAACGTCCCGGCCACGGGGGAGCGGAAGCGGAACCCGTATCGCTGCCGATCCCCGCCCCCAACCTCGATACCAACCTGGAGCCGTGCGCCCGCCGCGTAGCCCTGGATCTGGTCGAACTCGAGGTACGCGGTGCAGCGCCCTTCGCGCGGGTAGTCGTGCGCCACGTTGCGCGTGGGGATGCCGTGGGGGACGTCGGTCCAGGCGCCGCCGACCAGGCGCTGGACGTAGAGCCGGGACCGGGAGACGAGCGCCTGCCCCAGGCGCCGGATGGTTTGGAACCCGTCCGCGAACTCGCACTCCCCATCGCCATGGCGTAGGCGGGCACCGTCGAGGACGTAGGGCGAGTACTCCGATCCGTCGCCGTGCACGTCCACGTTCACCTGGCCGATCGTGGTGGTGATCGTGAAGGTGTTGGGCTTGCCCTCGTCGGCGTGATGGTACTGCCGACCATGGCGGGTCCACGCAAGGTGTTGCATCAGCGCACGACCTCGACGCGCACGTACCGCGCGCCCTGGACGAGCGTCACGGGCAGCGCCAGGAAGGCATCAGCCGGCGTGAGCCCGTTCGCCGTCCCGGTCGCGTCGGGGTCCAGGTAGTAGATCATGGTGTATCGCTCCACCAGTCGTGCAGGCACTTCAGCCAGACTTTCACGGCCCGGGTGTTAGCCCAAGCTGGCTTGGCGCCGCAGGGATCGTAAAAGGGGGCGCGGCGCATGCCTCGTTGCTCCAGGCGGAACTGCCAGCGGGGTTGTAGGCGTTCACGTGATAGCAGTACGTCACGCCCTCCTGCACCGCCGAGTCCACGTAGGTCTTGACGTCTTTGCCCACGGTGGCCAGATCGGCATACGTGCCGCTCGATCCCACCTTCCGCTGGACCTTGAAGCCGTCCTCGTTGGTGGAGTTGTCGCTCCAGTTCAGGGTCAGCGTCGCGGCGTCAGCCGAACCAATAAAACCCACGATGGCCACCACCAGGGCCACGAAGATCATCAGGGGGATGCAGCGAGAGCATTTCATGTGAAAAACCTCCTTTAAGACGGGTCTGAAATTTCATCATCAAACGCTGGTACCGTGACCGTGTTACCACTCGTCAACGCCTGGCTGGTGCAGGTCGTCACCAGCAGTAGGTTCGACCCGTCGCAGATCGCGATGTGGGTTGCGGTGCCGGTGGTGTCAACTGGAATGTCAGCCTGCTGAGCGATCGTCACCTTTCGGCCGTTGGTGTCGCCGTTCGCCTTGCTGAAATCACCGGAGTCAATGACGACGTCGGCCAGCTTGTACGTCGTCACCGCCTCCGTCCGGGTGGTCGGCTGGGCGCTGCAGACCGTTAGGATGGTTCCAGTTGCGATCTTGTCGAGAGCCGCATCCATCACACTGTCGTTCGCCCACTTAGTCATTCTCCTTCTCCTTCTTCACCGGAGGGAGAATCTTCCCGGAAAGAGTATGCCGGAGACTCTGAACCTCCAACACGATGTTTTTGGGTTTCTCTTGCTTCTCCTCACACATGTTTTGGGTCCTCCCTTTTCTTCGACTCGTCAATCAAGGCTAGCTCGGCCTTCATCAACATTTCGGGAGTAGCCTTGGCCAACAATAGGTCAACACGATTTCGGACCTCGTACTCAAGGACTTTTCGGTACTCTTCAATAACACCACTAAACCTCTGTTGGAGGAGAGCTTGGATTGAGAGCCCAGAACGCCGAGCTACGTTTTCAACCACCATGTAATCCAACTCATCAAGATGGATTACAAAACTCTTCCCCCCATGCGCACTCAAAGTTAATTGCATTATCGGTCTCCATCCGAAAGGGGATTCAACCAATAATTCCCGGTTGGACCAACCAACTTGCGTCCTCGTTTCACGAAAGTTAGAGAAGGGTTATCCTTGTCCTTCTGAATCTCCAACTTGATCATCCCCTCATAATCCCTCCTCATCGACATGAACGCATCCCAATCACGTAAATAACGATGCAGACGCATTAACAAACCTATCTCAACTACCTCAAGTGCCCGAGATGGAAACTGAGTCATCTGGGCATTGAAATCGGTGATCTCAGTGAACTCGGCACAGAGATAGAGTCTCAAGTTGTACACTTTATCGGGAGGTGGAGCTAACCGAGCTGTATTCTGACCGAACCAGGCGTACTCACATGGGATTGACGCTCCCATATACGCCAGATTGGGGTACCGAGACAAGAACTCTTCGGGAGAGAGCTGTCCCAACTCATCAGAGGACATGTCCCCAGTATCAAGAATGAGTGCGTGAACCAGATCCGGCTTCACTGTGGAAAAAGTGTAGTCGGTCTGGCTCACCACGGTGGGAAGAGTTTGAGGGGATGCTGAGATACGCCAAGAGAACTGGTAGCGGCCCACAAAGTCCTGAATGGTCCGATTCAGGGCCCTTTGGGAGACCGTCGCTTTCGTTCCCGTGGCGCTGAGCTCCGAACGAGTTAGCTCGTCAGCTACTGCGTTTATAAGCTCTGTCCCAGTCATCCCCTATCTCCTACTGGCAGTCGAGCATGACGACGGCCTTGCGGCGCACCGTATCGGAAGCCAGATTCTGCAACGCCGTTGCGACGGCCACTTCGTTGATGTCATCCGTGGTCGAGGCGTTGTTGGCCACTGTGGCCATGAGCGCGAGAAGCGCGGCGCCAGCTGCAAGCCGATCTCCCTCGGCCAATGCGGTACCGGCAGCGAAAACGTTGGCCTTCATGTGAATGCCACGGCACTGCACCCAACCGCAGTACCCATCGGCGATGTCGGCCATTGGGACACCAGCCACACGCTTACCTGCCTTGGCCGCGGCTGCGATGATGCTGAACGGTTTGATGATCCCAACCGTGTCGGCGTTGGCCAAAGCCACCGTCAACGCAGGCAGGAAGTCGATCCGAAGCGCCGCCACCTTGGTCAGGTAGCTTGTCTCACCTTCTGGAGCAGCACCCGCCGCACCGGCATCGTCCACCACGTGGACAATGTCACCAGGCAGTGCCTTGTCCGTGATCCACGAACCCGATGCACGAGTGGCGTACGTGGTGCCCGTCCCCGTATTGGCCACCGCGGTCGTCATCGTTCCATCGTACATCACAAGCGTGTCGGCAGCAAGAGAGCCACCCGACCTGTTCTGTACGCACCGGAACCACCGCTCGCCGAGCTTGTAGTCGAACTCCCGGCGAATGATTCCGATCTGATCCCTCATCTTGGTTACCAACCAGGTTTCTGTCAACGCCGAACCAAACACGGTCTTCATCCCAAGTCCTCCCTGGGTGAAACCCCTCATCGGGGTATGGAGGTCAGTGTACGGCCTGACCTCCAGAAATTGCCTGCCGTACCAGGACCAGCCGCCTGCCCGGCGCTGATTACGAGATGGTGTGCAGAACTCCCTGCATGCGGCGGTTGCTGGTGGTGAGCTCGCCCTTTACCACCACCTGAGCCACACGATCGAGCTGCTTGGGAATGGTTTTCCACGGCGTCATGTAGAAGTACGCCGAGGACTCCGCGATGAACTCGAGGTACCGCTCGTTCAGGAAGCGGATCTCGGTCTCAGGAGCGGAGGGGCTGTAGGTGATGGCCATGCCCTTGTACCGCAGAGCCTCGAAACCAGCGTCGCCCATATCCCGATCGTACACCTGCAGGAGCTGGGTGAGCGCGGACTCGTAGTTCTCGTACACCAGGCTGTGACCGATCCCCAGGGTTGGGTGGTCGTTGCCGATGGAGCACAGAGTGTACAACTTACGGAAGTTGTACGCGTAGCTGTTGTCGCCGGACGGCATGGCGGCAACTTCCCACGTTCGGGTCTTGTTCTGCCAGTACGTGTTGGTGGCCGCATCGATGCCACCGACAGCACCGCTCGCTGGGTTGGCCGTGGGGACGTTCTGAACTAGGGCCTGGATGCCCAGCAGATCGAGACCACTGTTCCCGGTGCCGTCCCCAAAGACCATCGTCTCCAGGGCGTCGATCATCGAGAGCTCGAGGTTCTTGAGCTTGGTCTCAGCCAAGTTCATGATGGCCTCTTTGTTTTTGTTCTCGGTGTCCTCGCTGAACAACCGCATGAGGGATCCCGCCACGTACTTCCAGTTGTACTGGGCGGTCGTGACGATCTGCGGGTTGGCCAACTCGATCTCGGCACCAGGTGCGATGGAGCTGACGGTGGTGTTCTTACCGTACATCACCTGGACGCCGATCCAACGACCACCGGACTCCTTCCGGATCCGGCCCCGCTTGTTCAGCCAATACCACAACGGGGTGGCGTTGAAGATGTTGTCCACAGCCTCCCCACGCATCAGCTGCCACGTGGTGGAGTAGTAGTTGTCGAGAACCTCCGTGATCGACTCCGGAGATGCGGCGCCGAACATGATCGGCAGGAACTTCCGATCGAAGGTCGGCCGGTAAACCTTGTTGGGTGCCAACTGGATGTAGGGTTTCATGCTAGACTGTCCTTGTTGCCCACGACCTGCTGCCATGCACGTTCGAGAGCGGCCGCCGTCCCCTTGGTCTTGGGTTCTACAACATTCCCACCCTGAGGGTTGTTCGGCGTTGCTCCCGGAGTTGGCTTCGGTTTGGGCTGTCTTGGTCCAACTTCGGCTTTGGCAAGGTTGTAACACTGCTGGGCGGTCAGGTTCGGATTTCTCTTGGCCAATTCGAACATCTCCTTCTGGTAGAGCCAGAAGTCTTCGTGCTTCGCCGCAGTTGCCTGGATGTCCCTGTTGGCACGATCCATCTCCGTTGTATCCCGAATCGGAGTGACCGCTGCGTTGATCTCGCCCTTGAGTGCCATCATCATGTATTGAGCGAAATCTTTCATGGACATGTTGTCCCAATCAGGCTCCGCTCCCTGTTTCGGTTGTGCCCCAGAGGTATCACCTCGAGGCCTCCCACCCTGAGAATCACCACCTTGTTTGCTGGCGATGAATTCCAGGTAGGATGGATCGAGCAGCAACCTTGCGTACTCTTGGTTCTGCTCGGTCAACCTTGCGAGCTGAGAGGTCACCTGCTGGAACTGCTCCTGCGTGACTCCTGGGTTTGGTGGGGGAGTTCCTTCATTATTTGGAGGAGGGTTTCCGCCGGCCGTTTCTTGCCTACCGAAGTGGATTGGTTTGTTGGTCAAATCAATTCGCATCACGAGCCTCCTCGTAGCTCTCCGGGAGCCTCCGCCCCCGTTTGTTGGTTTTGGTTGGGGCTGTTTTGATGTAGCCCCCCACCTTCTCCAGCTCTCTATCGAGCTGTTTCGTTGACGTGATTTCCACAGGTGCGTGACCCAAGTGTGGATGCCAAAACGGAGTAAACTTATACATGTTGGCCTTCGGCAACCACACCGTGTCAGCAGACCCGCAGTAGGGACACTGAACGTTGGTAATCCTTAGGGCTTCAAAAACCTTCTTACAACCATTACACTCGAGATCGTGTCTTGGCATTGTTGTTCCCACCACTGTTGCGGCCACCTTGCTGAGTCTGCCTATTGCTACCAGGCTTAGGTTGACCACCACCTTGACCCAACTGTCCAGATTGAATGGCCTGCATCAGTATTTGCATCTGGTACTTTTTTTCGTCCACCAGCAGGTCTTGGGGCATAATGTCATCGAATTGGCTGATTGCCCACGAGTACAACCTCTGCTGATCAATCCGAGGATCTCCCCGGAACATTTGGAACGTGTTGGTCGCCACCTTCTGTCTCTGCATCCGAGTGAGGGGTACTACCGAGTCTGGAATCACTGAGAGGGTATAATCTCCTCGGATCTCTGGCCCAGAGTAAGGAGTCCACCCACCCAGTGACGTTACTTCAATAATCCTCCTTTCTGTCCACTGATCAAAAATGATAGGGTGGATCTTCCCTCGGAAGAGCCGTTCAAGTAGATCCGCTACCTGATCTCGTCGCTCATCCGACCTGAGTTGGAGTGCTTGCTGAACAATGTGTGCCTCGGTGGCGGTCCGTCGAGACACATCAAAGTCGCCCGCTTGGTTTCGGCTGAATCCCAAAACCTCACGTACATCATCCCGAATGACTTCGGATACCTTAAACAAGTCGCTGGACATGTTGGCGGCAAGGGGGAGGATGAGTTGCCTTGGATCACCGTTCACTCCCACAGCACAAACCTCTCCATTCATCATCTTTGTGATCTCTCCACGATCAATCAAATTCTTATCGTAGAGGAACTTCAAGATGGCGGAGCGTTTGTGCATCATCTCCAACGTTCGTGTCTCGTTGTACTCAATCACTTGTTGATGAATTTGGTGAGCATCCGACTCGCCCCAGAAGTCCCAACCTACAGAGTTGAACTGCAAAATCTCGGCTGGAGCATCGATGCTCAAATTGTGTTTGTCATCTCTCAAAAACTTCTCATGTTCCTCAACAACAAACCTGATACGACGCTCCCGTTTGTCCCAAACCTCCCAACCCTCAACCATCGGAATCTGGTCGCGAACCTCTCCCTGCTTCACCAAAGAGGGACTCTTTAAAGGAGATGAGTCCATATCCCAAGTAACGTTCTCCCTAAGGTCCCTCGTATGGGAGTACACAGGATCGCTCTGGAAATCTTCCAACGGTCTCCGGACTCGGAACGCACACCAAGGTGCCCCATAAAAGTCCGTGCACCCATATGGAACAACGAAATCCTCGGGCTGACAACGAAGTACCCAAGGACTGTTGGGCTTAACCCAATCATGATAGGAGTACTTCCTCAAATCCTCGTCTTCTTCCCCCAGCTCCTCGGAGCTCATTGCAGGACCAAGAAGTTCCGCTATCGCACTCATTGCTCCAGAAGGGGCGGCCAGGTTGGTTCCCTCCTTAGGCAACTCCGTTCCAACAGAGTGGTACCCAACCTTGAAGACAGCCATGTTGGTAAGAAATGCATCAATGATGCCGAGCTTCAGCTGTTGCTTCAACCCAATATGAGGAATCAACCACTTGTCAACAGCTTCGACGATTTTCGCGTTGCGAGCGTACTGAGGTGCGTTGGGTGTCACAAGAATTGTTGGCTGCTTGAAATACAATTGTGGAACCAAGGCGCGACCTATCGCAAAGATAAGGTTGACGCTAACAGCGTCTTGTGGGTACTCATTGTGATACCAACCTTGGTACCTCTTCCACTTCTCAAGTCGGCGCTTGGCTCCAAGGTAGGAGACACCGTACCCCAATTGTTCCTTCCACCACGATAGGTCGCGCTTGATTGCCACGTCTTACCCCTTGTTGGACTTGTTGGCCGTCGCTGGTAGGGTCGAGCTGGGCCGCTTCAGCACCCCGTCCTCGGACTCGGTATCCTTGGGCGACTTGATCTGCCCACCACCTTTGTACACAGGACCGATTGCCATGTTACCCTCCTGGAGCATCCGTACGACACGGACGCCTACGTTGTACTACAGCCCCCTCTTGCCCATCTTGAACCCGGCCGCGCTTGACCGAGCGGCTAGGGGCTTCTTCCTCAAACCGGAACTCTTCCCAATCCCACTAACCCCCCCTCCGGTAACCAGGGCGGCCTTAGGACCGAGGGAAAGTCCCCCCGCCAATGCGCTCCTCCCCGCTTTGGAACCTTTTGGACCAAACGGCACCTTCGGCATTGTACTCTCCTCTCCTCATCCAGGTTGGTTTCGTTTGTGAACGTCGGTACGCTTCCTCGGCCTCAGCCAAGATGGCATCAATGTTGAAAGGACCAAGAACCCTGGCCTCTACTTGGTCCGCAGGTCTTGCCATCTGGTAAACATGTGCTAGGGCATCAATGATATCATCATGAGCCCCAAATGGAAACTCCGTGAGTTCTTTCACCAAGTCTTTGAGATCTGATCGGATCCAAAATGTACCGTTGGCAAAAGGTTCGTGCAAGGCACTGATACGTCCTTCCTTTGTAATCCGAGACGAAGGACGCAGTTCTCGAATGCTAAACGTGATTCCTGAGCGGCGCATTGCCTCGCGTATGGGCCACATCAACACCCGCTGGAACATAATCGTCTCGAGTCCCACTCCAGCTGGCTTCCATGTAACATAGGTATCGAAGATCTGATCGATCATCTCGTCGACGCCCCAACGTCCATGCTTGGCGTCCATAATGTAGATGTTGAAATCAGGGTCGACACCAATAACGCAGATTCCCGTAAAGTCTCCTCTGATACCTTGACTGAGTGCTGGATCAACAGCCATAAAATACCGAAGAGGTACGGGAGGTATTTTATCGAAGTACCTAAACCAATCTCGGTTGAAGCTCCGCTGGTCCTCATGTACTGGATCGTTCATGTATTGACAACTAAAGATTCGAGGACCTTGTTTGTATAAAATCTGCTGCACTACTTCCTCGGTGAACCGTTCCGGCCAGATAGGAGTCCCCGGATAAGCTGGCTTACCAGTTTCCGGGTCAATGGTGACCGAGCGAAAAAACTTGTCGTAGTGTGGCTCATTCTCAATTACCCAGCTGATCAAGTCGTTGAAGGCCCACCGAGTTCCAACCACGATGTTCTGATACGTTGCTGGGTTCACCGACAAGCTCACAGAGTACTTATGCCAGTCAACCACCTTCTGCATTTGCTCCGGGGTGAGAATCTGATCATCGCCAACCAAGTCGTCCTCAACAATTAGATCGTAGTGACGACTGGTAGCTGTAGACTCAACGCCCATTGCCTCGAAGGTGGCTTCTGGGTGGAATTCCGTACGTTTGATCTCAAATTCAGTGGCAGTGCACTTAGTGGTCTTGAAGTCGGGAATGATCTCGGGGAAGAGCCAACGGAACATCTCATTCTCTTTGTAGAATGAGATGATCTTCCTGAGGAAGTGCTGTGCGTTGGTTGCACTTTCGTTGACGAGCAACGTTCTCATGTTGGGATTGCGGATGGTCAACCAAGTTGGGTAGCCTATTGTAGCAATGTGTGATTTAAGATGCCCTCTAGGTAGGACAAGCAACTTGTGCCTGCTCTGCCCATATTGAAGGAAGTTACACACATCTTTGTGTAGTTGTGCCGTCATGTCTCGGTAGCCGAAGACCACCTTGCAACAGAAGTAGAGACTGTCTGTTGCCTGCTGACGCATAAATTGACGAAGGTCTTCAGCCATTGATCGTCTTCATCGACATCTCCTGAATCACCGTTCGGGCAAACTCAATGATGTCAGGAGGTAGGTTGACAACCTGAGATACCTGGTGACGCTCTACCGGTTTGTATCCAGCTCGATCAGCAAGATCCCTACCTGCATCCAGCTGCACCTTCTCACTCTGCGCCGACCTCATCAAGGTAGCGATCTTAGCAATTGCCTCTGGTGCGAGGTTCTGCAACTGACAATCCACCAACGTCTTAATAGTGGAGTGAAGCTCAGAACGTCGAGACTCAAGGAGTTCCTTGAACGATGGCTCCAACATCCACCTTGTGACACATCCAGCTGACACTCCAAGTTGGTTCGCAATATCCACACGGGGTGTCCCAAGGAGAATGAGTTCGATAGCTACCATCTTCTTCTGATCGATATCGGACGTACCGTGAACGGTGTCCGTGATAGCTTGTAGGCTATCCTCGATAGTGAGATCGGGAGCCTTGTCGTAGAGCTTCATTGGTGCCGAGTTCATTCTCAAACTCATGGTGACACAGGCTCCACACGAACTGGAACAACAGTGGATCCAGGTGAGTGAACTTCGAGTGCATCACATTTGACGTCGCCATTGACGATGTTGGTTCTGCTAACGGTCATCGTTCCGTAAATGGTCGTAATCCTGGCACAAAAGGTTGCATTGTCTTTGGCCAAGGCCTCGAACACGGCTGGGTCGATCGAACATCCTAGAATGGGAGCGGGAAGCAAAAGGAAGAGGAGCCCTTTGATCAACATTGGCCTTGAACTAGTGGATGGAGGTCTATACGCCGTTAGTTGGGTGGTTCCATCAGTGTTGTACGAGTGGGCCACTATTCCGATAGCCCCCTGGATGAAACCCAAGATGAGGAGGATGAGCACCTTGTTGGCTGGTTGGACGAAGTCGCAGTATTGATTGGCCAACTGACAACCAAGTAGGAGGATTTGCATTAAGGCATTCATCCAACGTGGCATTGAAGACCTCCCTTCGTTTCTACGTCAACATTTCTTCAGGAACCCTGGCAATCTATGAATAATATAGGGCCTGGTGCAAAGGAAGTCACGTTTTCATTTGATTCGCCTAAAGACGGACTTTCCGACGTTTGCTTTAGCAATTGCCTCCTCAGGTTTTTGGTGGTCGGTACTAGAATACCGCTCCCTCTGGGGGGGCGGGGGAGTGTGGGGGGTGGGGTGGGGTGGTCAGGCTACGTGATAGGTTCCCAACCTTGGTACGTACAGTGAATAAATGAATTTGTCGGATAGAGTGTAAGACAGGTTAACAATCAAGTTAACCTGAAAACGGCCGAAAGG